GTAGTGCACCTCTGACACTGGGAGAGCAAATTACTACAACCACTCAGTTACGCGAGGCTATTGCATCTGCGGTATCCGTTGCCCACTAATATTAAATCAAAGGAGAATGCTTATGTCAAATGTAACTAACATCAAGTGTATCAAATATAACTACACGTTTATACCGAAAGCTAGAGCCAATATGACAATCGTTCCAATTGAAACGATTACTGATAATCATAGTACGAGCATAATTACGACGATACAAGTTAATCTGACAACAGAATCGCTCTTAAGTAACGAAGTCATTTCCAGAATGACAGTGTTTATGGGTTCTTACCGCAACGACATTGTTGAACTCAACGTTATACGATTAATGGTTGCTGAAGGCAATTCCTTGTCAGATAGTACCAAGATTACAGAGGTACAAATACCAATATATGATCTAGTATCGTTCAATGACCGATGCCGTTCATACGCTATTGATATACTGGTGGAAGAATTTCAGCATATGATACTTAGTGAGCTACCATCATATATGATGGATGCGAATAATACGCTAATCACAATCGAGCCTCCAGAATTCGATGAACAGCAGTTGTTTGATATCTTTGATATCGCAGTCAGAAATATCTTTGAGTGTAATAAGAGAGGATGTGTCTTGTAAATGACTACTATATGCCCTACGGCTTTATATGAATCTCATCACATCTTGGCAGATGTGTTAATAACTTCGACGTCTAAATCACAGTTTACGTTTGAGGCTCCTAGGAAATTCGATATAGAAAAGCATCCTGAAAGGCTTTGCTGGATGTTTATCCATTTCGATAGTGTGCAGCTTGCAAAGTTTATTTGTAAAATGGATATCGATAAAGATAGGGGACGAATATCTCTCAGTATATCCGATGCATCGTGGATCGAATTTGAGGATACTAGCGACTCAGCTGCGGCATTTACGGTAGACCCTCTCGTTCGTATCAATATACCATGTTTAGACCTTGCCCGAATGGTTGAACCATTTAATGGTCTGGCGATTGATGCTCTCACTGAAGGATTCATGAAAATGCTCGATGATTTCGGTAGAGTATTCATTCTTCATCCAATTACCCATTCGTGTATGCTAGTAGATCCGCCAAAATTCAACGAAAGTGATACTACGTTCGAACCCGGATGTATTATTGTGGCTAAATCCCAAATCAGAGAAATGCTCAAGATAGCAGTTAAGAAACTCGTGCTTCACGAGAGTTAATTTATACGCTTAAAACGACCTAATCATAACGATTAGGTCGTTTAACTTTTATTAAAGGAGGAATAAGAATTATGGGTATTATTGCTAACCTCCTCATGGGAGGAATTAATGACCCTGGCACGTGTGCAACTTGCAAGTGTATGCAGTGTGACCATGGACCTACTGGAAAAGATAAGAATTGCCCCGTTAGCAAGTGTATGAATTGCTCTGGAGCAATATCTAATTGCAACAAGTTCGTTGCTAAATGATGACTTAAATTTCTAGGAGGTAAAAGGATCATGGGATATGATAAAAGCGTATACGAGGAAGTTAATCACCGCATAAGTAATATGGAGCATTGCTATGGTCCAAGTTCTATCTTGTACCCAGGTGGCTCCAACGGCTCACGTCTCTTCATGGCTACTCAGAACCAGAAGCAGTACGTGACACTTCTTAATCCAGACATCGCACGTGTTCAGACAGGACATGAACGTGCATTTGGTAAATACTCTCACGCCTATAAAGAACTCAAAGGCGAATGGGAAGTAGTTGACAAAATTCAAAAATTCGGAGACGATAATGTATATATGCTCATTCTCTACAACGCTGAGACTGATACATATGATATGATTGAGAAGCAGCAGGCTAGATACATTGCAGAGAGCTTTGGCTATCAGTATAATACTGAAGGCATGGATAGCCTCAATGTTGGCGATAAGACAACCGACCCAATTCTCTTCAAGTCTACATCATATGATGAACATATGAACTATCGTCTTGGTAAGAATGCTTTAGTCGCATACAGTAACGACGTAGCGACATATGAAGACGGTATCAAAATCCGTCGCGGATATCTTAAGGACTTTGGATATGTTGAAGTAGGACAGACTACAGTATCTATCAACGACAACGATATTCTCCTCTTTATTCATGGAGATAAATCCTTCCCTGACGTAGGTGAAGTAATCAATGACGTTGAGATTCTTTGTGCTACCAGAAGATATAACTCCATGTATGCAACATATGACTTCCGTGAGAAGAACGTTCATGATATCTGCAATACTGACAATAAATACTGTACCAAGCTCGGCACAGTAGTATATGACATCGATGTGTACTATAATGGGGATGAACCCATCCCAGACACAATTTATAACGCACAGCTCATTAAATACTATGAATATTGCTGCACATACGCTGATAGGGTGTTCGAAGCTGCTACTAAGATTAAGCAGAGTGGTTCTCGCTACACAGATAATGTCACATTCCAGCGTAAGCGTTTCGATAGATATAATGACCCAACGAAGAAATGGAAAATGAGAGACAAGCCCTTCTCTAACATCGTATTGGTCTTCAAGACAAAAACAACCTGCTTCCCTAAGGAAGGTTGTAAGTTCGTAGGACGTTATGGTGATAAAGGTGTAGTTTCCAAGGTTATCGGTGATGGAGGTCCTAACGAGGAAATCGACAAGGAAGAATTCGATACATTCACAAGTCTTCTGGTCGAGTCCCTCGGTATCGATGTAAGCAATCTCAATAACACACATATTGACATCGTTGATGATGAAAGTATGTACTACATGGAAGACGGTACACCACTTGATATTGTGCTCAATGCTACAGGTGCGTTCCGTCGTGAGAATACCGACCAGTTGTATGAAGTTGACCTCAACTTCCTTGCCGAATGTCACCGTAAGTGGATTACTACACTTGATAATGTTGACACTAAGATGGACGAAATTCTCAGATTCATTGGCTATATCAACGCCGAACAGTGTAAGGTATTCTTACACCAGTTCAGGGTAAGAGTTGATGGTGACACATACGTTGAAGATAAGGAAATCAAGCGTAAGATTGTCGAATCCGTTGAGAGAGATGGATACTATTTCATTAAGTCTCCTGCAGCTCAGCTCAGATTCGACGCGTTCCAGAAACTCTATAAGATCTATGCCGATATTGTAGAGCCATACCAGCTCTATGTAAACATCTTCGGAATGAAGAAACCTCTCATGAAGAAGATGGTTGTCGGATACAAGTACATGTTCCTGCTCAAGCAGACATCCAACAAGAACTTCTCTGCACGTTCAACTGGTACTACATCTAAGGCGGGTTTACCTACTAAGTCATCTGATAAGAAGGAGAATCGTATATGTAATAGTAATACACCTGTATGTATTTCAGAAATCGCTGACCTTCAGACACAGATTGCTCCAGTAGTACTCGCAGAGCATAATGTATGGACACGTACATCTGTACTTGGACGTAAGGCACTTGGTAAGATTATCAGTGCTACAGGTGACCCAATGAATATTGGTTCATTTAAGATTAAGAGTAACTACGTTAACGATAACGTACTTGCACTCAAGGCTCGTCTTAAGGTTATGGGTATCGGATATAAATTCGTGACCAATCTTTCATTAAGAGAAGATGAAATTGCGAATATCCGTCAGTTCATAAAGGTGTATGGCTATACCTTTATCGATACGCCGATTAACCGTAAATACTATGTATTCCTGGTTGACAGATACACCCGTGCTCTCAGAGACGGTGCAACACCAGGTGACCCAGCTATCTTTAAGGATATCAAGAACTCTGAAGATTTCAAGTTCCTTGAGATTCCATCATACATCGTACGCTGTGTTCGCGATGCTATCTATGGACAGTATCAGGATATGATTACAGTGTCGGAGAAGGAGGATAAGAAGTAATGACAGACGATATAAGATTTACTATTTCATCAGATACTGATAATGATGATGCTATTAAGCATAGAATCATCACGAAAGATATCTATAGCTATTCCGACTTCTTCGTTAATAGCTCAGATATATCCGAAGGTACGGACATTTGTCTTCCAGAATTTATAGGTAATCCTGAAAATATCAACTCACATGCAGTGCTCGTATATTTACTACATCATCTGACTGCAATCATCGATCATAATCGCAGGGTTGATAGCAAAGCTAAAGCTTCTGGTCGAGAAATTGATTATGATGATTACCGTGATGGTAGAGACGCATATGTTGATACGGTTCTACATTTCGGCTCGAGAGCGGTCATTGAGTACGTCAACCGTATGAAGAATGATACTAGAGTTGATCTGAGTAAGTTCGAAAGACTCCTTATCATAAATGCTAATCTGTATAAAGGTAAAGAAGCCGACCCAGACCATCGTCCAGTTGACATACTGGTTCATCCTGGTAATAGTACATATAGCATACAGCTTATGATAGAAACTCGTTTATAATAGTAATGAGGGTTACCCTACAATGGGTAACCCTCATATTTATTCCCCGTAACAAACCATTAATATTTTTTATCGAAAGGAATAAGCGATATGAATGCTATATTATCGGAAGCTATTGAAAGCTACCGTTTCAATAATGACTTATTGGACGCAATCATTAACGATATTCCAATGAGTCCTGCAATGGAAGAAGCTGGTCAGACTGGTACCCCGTCTAATGCATCTACGACCAATACATCTACCACTGCACCAAATACTACTGATAATAAGAATGAAGCTAAACCCACTGCATCTGGAGAAGCTAATGAGAAGAAAGACTTCAATCTTATCGAGAAGATAAAGAAGATATTCCAGTTCCTCCAGGATATGGTAATGAAGGTCATCACTAATATCAAGGGTAAGCTTCAGTATATTTCTCAGTCAAAGCTTGCATATGACAGAGAAATCAAGGAGCTTCAGAAGAAGTATAAACCCCGATTCGACTTGGTTAAGAAGAATCGAAGATACAACTTTGATATTCTTAATAAGGCGGTGCAGGCACTTGATAGGGTATATAATGAATATACCAACGACCTCACTGCTTGTATCGGTCTCTATCGTAAGTCCATTAATGGTCAGATGTCCGCTGAGGAATATAATACCAAGATGGACGAATATAAGAAGAAGCCAGTACATGCTAACACTGCGAAGGAAGTGGCTAGAGTTCTTGGTTCTGAATTTGGTAAAGTCGAAACGTTCTCTCATCTAATCAAAGCCATTCAACAGAAGCATCGAGGTATGCAGATATCAGCATCTGTTGATAACAACGAGAATGCTCCTAAAGGTGAGGGTAGTGTTGAGATGGTGCTTGACCAGCAGCTGTATAATAACTGCTCTAAGTTCATCATGAACTTCAATACCCGTATACAGAACTGTCATCACTTCATCGACAGACTCAAGATGTATCAGGATAAGATGAAGAGTGATATTGAGAGCATTACTAATAACTCCCAGCAGACTGCAGAGAAGGGTTCCGCAACATCGATTCTCAATATGACTAAGAGTCTCAACTTCTTCTCTACTATGGTAAACTTCCTTGTATCATCATATACGGAGCAGCTTGTTAATTGCCGTATGGTAGTTAAGGCGTGCCTTGGTGGAGCGAGTGATGTTGAGGATAAGAAACTTCTTAGAAAGTTTAAGGAGCATGCAGTTGACCGTAATCTTACTAATGATGAGGATAAACTTGAGCTCGGATTCAGAAAGGGCGTTAAACGTAAAGCCCAGAATGCTGGTAGGGGTATAGCCAATGCGGCTAAGACGGTGTCAAATACTGTTGCCAAGACAAATTATAAGAAGAGCGATTATCTCGATGTTAATGCAGCTGCTGCACCTAAGCTCGGACGTATCAATGCAAAATTCTAACTGATAGGAGAGATTGACCTATGAGAAAGGTTAGTGTATATAAATGCCCTGTCTGTGGTATGAGATTCAAATCTCTCTCAGGCTGGGGTGAGCATATTGAAAGACTCCATCCGGATACAATTCCGGATGGATATTCAGTTGCTCGTTATTTTTATTATGTGGACACTGGAAAGACACATGGTTCATGTGTGCAGTGTCATAAACCAACTGAATGGAATGAGACTACTGGTAAATACTCCAGGTACTGCTCGGACCCTAATTGCAAAAAGAAATACTGTGCTGAGGCAAAGAAGAGAATGGTCGATAAATATGGTGTACCACACCTCTTAAATGACCCAGACCAGCAGAGAAAAATGCTTGCTTCTAAGAGCAAGCCGTATAAATTCAGAGATGGTGGTTCTGTATTATACCTCTCATCTTATGAGAAGGATTTCCTTATGACATGTGAGTTCGTACTCGGACTCAAGTCGAAGGATATTATGGGACCATCCCCTCATACTTACACATACATGTATGAAGGTAAGCAGCACTTCTATATTCCTGACTTCTATATCCCAGACCTCAATCTTGAGATAGAGATTAAGGATGGCGGTGATAACGAGAGTCATGCCACACATATTGTCGAATATGACAGAAAGACCGAAAAGGTTAAGGACGAAGTAATGATTAAGAATCCTAAGGTTAACTACTTCAAGGTGGTTAATAAGGAATATCAGGACTTCTATAGATTCCTTCTTGAGTGCAAGCTGGCTATAGATGATGATATGGTTAAGCGAGTTGAGATGGAACTTCTTCCGGCTACCGAAGCGGCATCTGGTAGTATTAAGATAAAACCAATGACCAAATCCGACATCGAAAAGATTCCTGATTCATCAACACTTAGCATGACGCGAGACGCATATCTTTTACGATTTAAAGCCAACCCAAAGGCATTCAGCAAAATATCATGCTACGGTCTTTATGATGGTAAATCATATCCCGTAGGCTTCTTCAGTATATCACAGGATACGGGTTGTATTGAACTTCTTGTGGTTGATGAAAATGAACGTCGTAAGGGATATGGAACGATGCTTTTGGATTACGCCATTAATAATCTCGGAGGTAAGTATCTTGAAGTACGCAAATCAAATACTCCGGCCATTGGTATGTATGAGAAATATGGGCTTCAGATTACTGATGAGTATATGGGTAGGACTGAAGTAATGTATCGTATGGCTCCTGCTACTGAGTCAGCATTTATCAATCATAAGGACGAGTACTTCAATATCGATAAGTGGCAGAGAAAGAAAGGTCAGAATATTCTCTATATCACAGGTCTTTCCGGTTCTGGTAAATCCACCCTTGGTGAAGAACTTTCGAAATCTCACGATGCGTTCTATATTGAACTCGACCGTATAACACGTGAATTTGGTCAGGATGAGAAATGGAATCCTAATGGATATCAGAAAAATGTCAGTCAGATATTCCGTAAGATGTATGCTGAAACAGGATGCGTTTATGAGAAAGATGATTCTTTTGATACAAAACGCGCAAAGTTCAATAGTGCATTTAATTGGCTTCTTGATTACTGTACCAAGAGACCTGAGTTGTTATTTATATGGGAAGGCATTCATATCTCAGCGAGAATAGATCATGAATATCTCAAGGACAAGCCTATGATTATTAAGGGTACGTCAAAACATACTTCGTTAAAACGTATGACTATTCGCGAGGCCAATGTCTACGACGAACAACAGCGTGCCGAGATGAAGGCGTGGTATGCACAGGATGATCACAATCTTGATAAGTTAAGAAAGTTTATGCGTACCAATGCTGAGAAGTCCACAGCACTTGAATCATCAGCATCATCTGTAATATGGGATATCTTCCATGCGGACGAAGTTGAAGAAGCTAGTGTATTTGAGCATGTACCACAGCCGGCTACTGAATCATCAATGAAATCTAACATATCTAAAGATTATACATCTAAAGGTAAGAAGTCGTTGTCCGATTTCACGTGTCTTAAGATGACACCGGCACTGCTTAAGAAATATGAAGCAGAATCTAAAATGCTTAAGCACGCATGGCCGGCAGATGAAACCCATGATTCCCGTATCTGGTTAGATGGCGATAAACTCGTTGGTGATGCTTGTGTGAGCTTTAAAGACCCAGATTATAACTGGATTTCAACCCTCGAAATTCGTCCAGAGTACCAGGGTTATGGTCTTGGCAGTCAGTTACTCAATTTCGCGGTTAAGACTATGAAGGGCAATGCTCTTAGAGTCGACAGTGATAACGAAGTAGCACATAAGATGTATACTAAATATGGATTTAAGCCTATAACTGACAAGGGAATTAATGCTAAATATGCAACCCATGATAACGATAAAGGATATCTTCTTGCACTTGAGTCTGCATTAACTTCTAAGGAACGTACTGATTTTGGACTTCCTGATATAAAGAAGTACCCAATGCCAGATGCTGAGCATGTTATGCTTGCTATCAAGTTCTTTAATTATGTCAATGAGGACAGAGAGAAGGAACTTGCAGATGCAATCAATGCTAAGATTACCGAGTTCGGTATTACTGATATCAATATTGGCGAGAATAATCGATTCGGTAAATATTATAAACCTGCCGAGGATTCGGTAATGACAGGCTGGGCTCCAAACGTGCCCTATTCTGGAATAGTAGCAAAGGAGTCAGCAATGCCCGAGTTTGTATATGAACCCATTAAGTTTAACGACCGCTTATGGCAGTCCTATCAGGGCAAGAGATATTATCCGCTTTATATAGGACTTATGAAGAATATCTCACCACTTGGTACAGTTATTCGTAGTTTTACTAAGGAGAACTGGTCACATTCGTTCATCTCATTTGACCCAAGTATGGGTGAGTGCTTCACGTTTGGTAATAAGGTTGTCAAGAAAGGTATCATTAATGCCCGAGGATTCGGTGCAGGTATTGAATCGTTCAATCCAAAGGCAAATCATTTCTCATATCCTCCAAGCACTGAGTATGCACTCCACGTCATGTTCTTTGAGGAGTCTCAGATAAAGGCAGTGAAGAATACAGTTGATAACATCTTCGCTCATCGTGAGAAGTACCGTTACAATGTAGGAGGACTCATCAACTATATCTTCAATAACCCTAAGACTGATCCAGAGAATCTCTTCTGCTCTCAGTTTGTTGCTCTCGTAATTAACTCTGGTAAGCAGGGTATTCTCGATAGAGACCCAAGCCTGTATAGCCCAGGTAGTCTTGCAGATTTACGCGGTACATTCTTCGTATGTAATGGTATGATTAAGAATTACGATAAACTCAAGGCAGAGATTCGTACGAAGGAAATATTCGATGATATTATTAAGACCCAGAATATCGAAGCCTTGGAACATTCTAGTTTGACATATAATGCAGACTGGGAAGACTCTGAAGATATCGAATTAACTGGCGGTTACATGGTCCCATAAGACACTTTAAATCCCGAGTAAGCTAAATGCTTACTCGGGATATTTGTGCTTATATAACTAAGTACCACGGGTCCCGCTAGGGTGGGGCTCCGTGGTACAATAGAAAAGGAAATAAGAGGGTTGCCGCGCAGGCCTGTGACATGTCCTACAACCCATTATTATTATTGTTGCCTTTAAAAGTGCCTAGAAAGTATATATCATATTATTGCTGATATGTAGGAGTATCAGTAATACATATAAACGGAGGAAATAAAAAATGAAAGATTTAAGTTTAACAAAGAAAATGCCGATCGACGAGATTGATAATCTTGTAGGAGATGATATCTCCTGGATAAGCGGTGTTATTGCCGCAGCATGGGCATACGACGTTAATGTGATTAGGGAGCATATACTTCCTAATATTAAACGTGAATCGGTTATCAACTGGCTCGCATTATTATCAGAACGAGAGGTTCACTGTATACTGTACAGATATCGTGACGGAATGACGTATGATGAGATTGGGCAGATCATACACCGTTGTCAAGAAACAGCAAGGCATATAGTCGGTAATAAGCATCCCAGTAAAATTTCTAAACTCAGGGCACCCAATTCCAAGTCGTTTAGGGTATTATTCGATGGATATAGCAGCGGCCCGTGCTCTGCATTATATTCTGGATATAGACCATTTGCGTATACTTGGATGCAACTGATATGTAGATTCAGACATCATGAATTATGCATGAAGAAAGACTGCCGTGACCTTGTAGGTAAAGGTGAGAAGCTTATTGCTAAATCATTGTATGAAGTGTTCACTACCTACGATCTTCGAGATGACGTATCTGCATTCATATTATTTAGACGCATATGTGCATCATTTGGCATGTATGACAAATATGGCCCGTATGATATGTATCGAGGACGTCCATATTATGCGACGGTGGCGGACGAATTATTTAACTCTGATGTGATTAATGACTCATGTCTTAGGATAAATAGCCAACTTGAGAAGGAATTCTTAAGGCAGCATTCGGCCCATATGCGTCATAAATTATATAGAGTCAGATAGGAGGTAATCATTATGAATTACGAATTTACACTTTGTGCCGGTAGGCATGAAACACCAGCAAAGGACACTATATTCCCAGAGGGTATCGACCCAATGGACTTTCAGTCCCTGATAGAGACTGCGAACAATGCCATACCCAGCAATGCCAGGTATCTGAAGGTGTATGTCACTGGTCTAACACCTGCGATGCTTGCAGTGGTTACAGTCTGCAACTTCAGAGGTATAACCCTCGTGGCTATGCATTACAATAAGGATACTGGAGAGTACTGTAGACAGACAGTTCTTCAGTTCACACCGTGCCCATTCTGTCATAACGGCGTGCCTGACGGTGCTACCGCATGTCCAACATGTGGTGCAACTTAAATAATCGAGACAACGGTAATACCGTTGTCTTTTTTGTATGCACCCTAGGGCGGAGGAAGAAGACCGATACCAATGGTATCGGTCTTTACGTGAAAGGATTACTTGGGATAATCTTTAGTTATTCACCTACCAGATAGTTCCGCTCGTGGTATAATTTAAATGGGCGTGATTTCATCATATACTGCATATATATCATATTAGTGTAATAATAACATGAGGGTCGGTAGTCCCTGTCAAATATAACTGCCATACCACCGCAAGGTGGAGAAAGGAGGTCCTATGAGACCTAAGAGAAACCGTGGTTTATCAAAAGTTATCAACCGCAGCAGCAAGCTCCTTAGAGCGTATTATGCTGGCTTCGTGGTACAGCCACATGAATCAGGTATGAGCCCTGGAGAAATCCAGGCTTCGCTTGAAGCCTGGCAGTTAAATATGGGAACTGAGCACATAGCCGTATTCGGCTATCGCCTCTTTAAAAGAGGCCGACCCATCAACGAAAACGGCTCAAACATCACATATGACGAATGGGTGAGTATTCACCAGGCACTCAATGTGCCTATGTTCGAGACTATTGAACGCCGTAGATCTAGATCTAACGGTAGGCGCGGTGGAAGGGTCCGCGCGAACTTCGGTGGTCCTATAGAACCTACCGAAAGCCCTCGTTATGAAACGAGAAAAGTATACATTGATATACGTTGGCTTGTAGAAAGAGGCCTTGTAGAAAGTTTCGGGCTGGTGATATTACCAGTCTGATACTAACACCGGGAGCATTGCTCCCGGTGTTTCTTTTGTTATTTTTATTGTAATGGATTACCACTCGGATCGGCTGGGAGTAGTGCATCTGCACTTTCTCTGATTTTATCTATCTCGGCCTTATCCTCCGGACTCATTGCAGATACTTCCTCCTCATGAGGGATACTTGTAGGATTAATCATACGAATTAATCCAGTCAGATTATTCACTGCAGACTTGAACTCATCGTTCTTATCCTCGAGCACGATATCGTACTTGTAATTCTCTACATTCATATCTGCGTCATTGTTAGCAGCAGCCTCTGCAGATGCTCTCTTGATAAGAATAGTACCTACCATAGAGAACTCACCAAAGGCACTCTCAAGCCTCTGTGACAGTATCCCGATCTGCTCGGGTTCTCTTACATGGATGAATGCGATACTATTCATCATAGTTCTTGGTCTCCATCTACCAACCCTCATGATGATATCGGTGTTGATGAAGTCCGAATACTTATTGATAGCAGCCTTTACTTCGGCGAGTAACTGTCTGCCCTTTTCATCTTTCTGCCCATCCCATATTTCATTTTTTCGAAGCATGTTCTTAACCACGTCGATAGATGATATATTGAGATATTCATAGTCACGTAATTCGTCTCTGAACTTGTCGATAAATGTGTCCTTTCCTACGCCGTTAGAGCCGTTGATGATGAAGATGAATGATTTGCACTTCTTAGTCATAACTTATTTCCTCCTCTAAGTTTTATGAAATTTTGTATTAATTTATCACCGTAAAAACCTTTACGTAAATATTGAAAAATATATATCATCGTTATGAGCAAATACCACAATATTATGAAAGGAATGATACGATGGCAATTAATTCAGTTGAGAAAAGAATCAATACCATTTACAAAGACTTGAAGAATGGTAACATTGAAGTCGCCGCATTGGCAAATTATCAGTTTGAGTTCGACCGTTATGTCGACTACGTGACTGATATGGACGAGAATGGTTATATCATTAGTGACCAAGTTCTCAAGAAGTTTATTAATCTGTGTATGATTGTATACACATACAGCAAGAATTCATATCTGCTGGTATCCGACTCTAAGTATGATGAACTCATGAAGATCTATATGAGATATGGTCATCCAATGATTACAACTACAGACTTTGAGCCAGTTGGTATGGAGACGGAATCCAAGTGGGATATAATTCCACACATGAACCCTGATATGGTGGGTTCTATCAATAAGACTCATGATATTGGAGAGTTTATTGATAACCTCTATAAATTCATCGATATGTTCGGAGACGCTAGAGTGATATTTGCTCCGAAGTACGATGGTGTATCTGCATGTATCAACGTTGTCGATGGCTGGGTTGTCAATGCAGTTACAAGAAAAGATGGAGCGAAAGGTCAGAACATCCTCCCGCTCCTCAAGCAAGCTAAGAACTTTGACGAGATCGAGAAGCTTGCACGACACATTGAGAAAGGTGCCATTAAGTGTGAAGTTCTTTGTAGTAGAGAAGACTTCGAGCATCTTAAGGGCATATATGCAAATCCACGTTCCGCAATAAGCGGTATTGTAGGAAGCCCTAAGAATATCAAGTATGGTAACCATATCACAATAATGCCACTGGTTATCAAGGATGGTAATTTCTATAGCTTCATTGGTACCGACAGATGCCTTGGACCACATAAGAAGTCTATAGGTTATTATATGTCAAAGACAGACGAAAGAGAGTTCCGAAAGGAGTTACTCTCATTAACAAGAGAGCTTATGGATAAATACCATAGTACTGACTATCCATTCAGAACTGATGGTGTTGTAGCATATGTTACTCCAGAGTCAGATTATGACAGTTATCGTGGTGACATAACAGGAGCTCCGATGTTCTCATATAAAGGATTCAGAGACGATGCCATGAGCTGCTCATATGCCTTTAAGATTAACGACAAGCTCGGTACTGGTATAGTGGAATACGGTTATATGAGTATCGGTAGAGGTGGTAGAGCCACACCGATGCTTAAGATTACAGAGACTATCGTTAATGAGACCGTAGTAACGGATGTATCTCTTTCAACTATGAGTAAGGCTATGTCATTTGATATCCATATCGGTGATGAGGTTGAAATCGAATCATCTGGTGACGTAATCCCAATGCTTAAGAGAGTCGTTAAATATAACGGCGGTGAGAGACTTAAATTCAGTATGCAATGTCCATACTGTGGTTCCACACTTAATCATACATCTACCATCGATGAGCACGGTAATAAAGTCGGAAGTAACTACTGCGTATGTCCGAATAAGGACTGTTCTCGCAGAGTTGTAGGAAGACTTATTGAATTTGCTACCCGTCTGGGTATGGAAGGATTCTCCGATGAATCGTTTGGAGATGTATATGACAATACACACATTTCAAGTCCACTTGACCTCATTAAAGCTATCAAATATGATAGAGAAGCTTTCCGTGAGAAGATGTCCCGTGTATCAGGATGGGGTAATAATAACATCGATGCATTCATTAGTGAGATTGAGAGCTTGTATAAGCGTTCTATAACAGAGGCTGAATTTATCAACGCACTCAATATTCCTGGTGTTGGCCTTGAGACTGCTAAGAAGATTGCAAACATCACATCTATCGAGGAATTGATAAGACTCCTTAAGAAGGGCTGGTCATTCACCATCATGGACAGAATGATGGATGCTAAGAGCATAGGACCATCCAGTGCAAGAAAAGTTGCATCATTCTTCGCCGATAACAGTGAAGAGATAATGGGACTGCTCGATGAGTTTACCATCGTAGAGTCTCAGAAGTTCATCGGTAATTTTGCATGTACAGACTTTGGTAAAGATGCCAAAGCAGAGATTCGTGCAGAGCTCAATAAACGAGGATATGAATTGATATCTGGCTTCAATAAGGACTGTATAGCACTGATTGCGGCAAATACAAGCGCTAACACTGAGAAGTTACAGAAGGCTCGAAAGCACCGAATGCCAATTATCCGACGAGAGGATATCGATAATTTTCTATCTAAAATTCGATAAATGAGTATATATCATTCTATCGACTATTAAAGCAGAAAGGATGGTCAAAATGGATAACGTAAGAAAGTTGGACAAACAGGGCGGTAAGAAAAACTTACGCCCAAAGAAGGGTATTCAAGAAGCCCTTATTAAAGAGATTGAGCGTGGAGTTATCAATGACCCCATACTCAAGCATTGTGGTTTAGACCTGAGTGGTGAACCATACATGCTCTACACCATCACGGTCATGTATCTTTATATGTGTACCGTATATCTGGATACCCACGACTATTTAGATGTGGGAGGACTCTTAATACTGGAGCCTGATTCCAGAACCAACGACACTGCCGAGAAGACAGGTAATCGCGTTGGTACAATAAGTCCAGGTGAGATTGTGAATGCAATTGTAAATCGTACACCAATCAATCTTGGTATGCTTGACATCGCACTGGGAGGCAGTATTATCCATGTCCCAGTAGTCAAGAACTTCAGTGAGGAAGACCGAATAACACTCGGCTTCATCCAGACCCAGACAGCAAAGTTATTGACTGGTTATAAGTTCGGGGTTAATCCCGAGGACTGGTCAATATACATCGTAGCACTGCTTTTCATTCAGCATGCTACGTTAGTCGCAATGCGTAATGCGGCTGGCAATTCCGCGCACTCGTGCGAAATTGAATTACTCGACGTCATGACTATTAAGGTCGAGTATAAACCTAAGAAGGATGCATTCACATTCACATGTGACCCTTCAAAGGATTCAAAACTTAACGTAAAGTCTGACTCAAAGACCGAGCGTTAACATCACATTTATAAACCATAATCCCGTAAGCGATGACGCTTACGGGATACAATTTTATTTTAGGAGGTATTTTTACCATGGCAACAATTATCAACAAAACAGCACCTACACCACTTATTCCCCTCGCAAATTCGGGCGGAGTATCAATCCCAAGTTCAGCTATGGCTGCTATTGAATCGGCGATGGCAAATCCGCATATTGGCACTAACAAGGTAAACTCTAAGAAGAGTAAGAAGAAGGCCAAGAAGCAGCAGAAGGCTTCTAATGTAGCTACACATAATAATGCAGTCAATATTCCTGTGCATGATGTTGAAGTCGTAGAAGCGGAAATTGTTGAACCCGTAAAGGAAGAAGTTGTACTTCCGGAGGTTAAGACAGCTTCAGTAATCATCGCTCATACGGAAGAAAAAGAAGCTACTAAGGCAGCTCTTCCAGACGAGAGAACGATGGGCCTCTATAAGGATTTCGAAGGTATCAAGAATGAAATCCTCGCTACTCATAAGAATGGTGCTATCCTTCCAGAAGGATTCGCTAAGGCCGTAAGAGAAGTTGCAGATACTATCGACGCAGTCGAGAAGGTCGATGCTGAAAGAAGGGGAATTTCTATTAAGAAGGAGGTATATGGTTCAAGATATAATGAGCCGGAATATGATATCGGAAGACTGTCGTTATGTACACATTTCAGTGATGATGACTGTAAAAACGGAGAATATATTAAATGTTTCATTCCGCTTGACGATTTTGCATTTATTAACCACGAGTTTGATAAATCGGTATACTCATCACGAGGAAGGAGTTTGCTCAAAATTATTAACGATAATATGAGATTTATATCCGATCGAGAAATATGTACAACTAATATGGGTACAGCAGTTGCCCCAATATCAGCCAATATTGCGAGATCTGGATATCTGGTATTTACAGCAGACACTGAACAGAAATACCGTGGAGTAGCACCTCGCCGATTCTCTCAGTTTATGGTAGAATTTGCAGTTCCGAGATCAACGTACTTTTCACTCATAGCACCGAAGCCTGAGGTTAAAGTATGCTTCTTAAACAATGAAGTTGCTATCTCGAGATATATTGATAAGCCTAAGGATGAAGTAATATCTCTGGTGGAGTTATATCATATTGATGCGGATGAACTTGATGATATATCCGGATTACGTACTATAGATTCACATGCTCTTAGCTTCGAAGATATCGAACAGTTGGTTCATGATCCAGATGTACTGATCGACGGGCTTCATAATCCATTTCCGAATATATATAATATGACCGATGGTGCATACCCTAGGGCCGTTACCGAAGATGGAAACGTAATCATCTGTACCAACGAATGCGTATAATGATTAATATAATCACACATGACCAGATTTCTGGTCATGTGTGATTTCTTTTCGGTACATAGATAATTTAGAGCTAAAAATGTACTATTGGTCTTAAAAAGGTATAAGAATTCGCCGGTTGATAGGCGAGAAGGAAGGCTAAATAAATGAAAGATTACATTCACCTTTACGAACATCCGACTACGGAAGACTATAATGACGAATTCCTGAGGTCGGAAAATGACTACTCATTTGAGGAATTGGTAGTTTGTATCATGAAAGAATACGAAGCTATCGAAAATATCACTCTTGATAAATATGAAGTTATCAATGATATGGACGAGATTAACATGAACGAGCATCGTATCAACATTAACTACAAGAAGAAGAAACAGAATGACCCAATTCCGAACTTCAAGCATATCTATGAAGATATCTGTACTGAGATGAAGTTCTACTTCACAGTACGTACCAATCTGGAGGAGCGAAAGATTGTTAAATCCATCCTCCTTCCGAAGCCTATGGATGGCTTCTTCCTCATGAATAATAAGAGGGCTAAGGCTATATGGCAGCTCGTTGAGGCGTCTGTATATACTCAGCGCGGTCGTATTACTCTTAAGAGTAGAATGCCCCTTACCCTCTATAAGCAGGCCAACCGTCCAATGACAGATATTGATGGTAATCCATATACATTCAAGCAGTATTCTATTGCGATGGACTCATCTAAGAAGCGTCGTGGACCTAAAGCAAGAGTTGGTAAGCAGAAGAATAAATTCCTCAATCCTCTGCTCGTACTGAGTGCCAAGGTTGGTATATATGACACCATTGCATTCTTTGGCGTAAAGGACGCCATTACTATCGTACAGACTGTACGTGAGAGTGCTAAGGAGAAGTATTATTATTTCCCACTCGATGAGCTCTTCATTAAGGTTAGCAAGGAGCTCTTTGATAATAATGAGTTTATTCAGTCTATGACTGGTATGCTCTACCATCTCTCAAATCGTGATCATCCAGTCACATGGGAGAATGTATATGACAAGAACTACTGGATTTGTAGACTCGGTCTGGTAGGTTCTATTGCAAAGGATAAGAGTCTCACTGCTTTCAAGGAGAAGGGTAAGACGACACTTCTCATGTTTGAAAGACATCTTAAAGAGCTCACTATCAGAAGCCTTAGACTCCCTGAAGCACATAAGGAGAACATCTACTGTGTACTTCGTTGGATGATGATGGACTATGACGAGCTCAAGGCTAAAGACAATATTGACGTGACTACTAAGAGAATTCGTAAGAACGAATATATCGTAGATTCTACACTTGGTCGAAAGATTTCCGAAATGATTAACTCACTCATTTCAAAGCTTTCTGACTCAAGACAGAACGATATCGATTCGCTCCTCGAGCTCTTCAACTATAGCTCATGCATCATACTTAACGGTATGAGAAATCTCTCGGACCTTATCAAACCAGATGATGTCGTAAATGACTGTACTATGCTTCTTGACCTCGCATACAGTACAAAGGGTCCTGAAGCACTTGGTGAGAAATCTACGAAGAATGTTATCCTCAAGATGCGTGACATCCATCCAAGTTTCGTAGGTATCATCGACCCTAACTGTACATCAAATAGCGATATCGGTATGAGCGGTTCATTTACACCATTCGTCAACATCTACGACAGATTCTACTTTACACCAACATGGGAACCTTCCCACATGATGTATGATACATATAAGGACGTTAAGACATGGAAAGATGTTATCGGCGAATCAGTATATACTGAAGAAGACATCCAGCCAGTAGATATCAATACTGGTGAAGTTATCGATATCTCTTCCGATGCTAAGTGGAATATCGAATTGCCTTATGATAATAAGGAGCACTTTGATGAAGCACTTAAAGCATACAACGACCTCTTCGATATCGCAAATGAGACCATCGAGATTATCGAAAAGGTACCTGAAGCTCGTAAGAGTTATCCTCAGGTTAATATTGACTTAAAATAAAGGAGAATTACTATGGGAAAATCAAAGCTCGCTCAGCATGTTGCTACCAGCACGCTGAGCAAATCCGAGAAGAAAGCTCTGCAGAAGATAAACTACAGTGGTCCACCGGCTCTTCCATTCGAGGAGCTGATGGAACTTTATGGTCCTCATAAGATGTTATACCTCGAGGAGATTCTTCAGAATAAAACCACTTGGTCCGTAGTATACCAGAACCTGTGGGATTTATGTAAGTGGGGCTTCGAATATGAAGAAGTCCGCACAAGAATTATTCACTTTAAGATTCGTAAGTCCGATAAGACCAAGCCATATTCTCTTCAGATGAGACACTTCTTATCCAACATGATTCTGTGGTATGCATTTGCTGCTACAGACTCTGTGGACATCATGGACGAATCTTACATATATAACTTTATCGATAAACCTATCGAGGCTATCAATGACTTCATTGATGAGAAATATGTAAGACAGATTGAGGTTGACTCAGATACAATGTCAGCAATCATCGATGAAATCATCTTTAATATAACTGCAGTTGCTAAGTATATCTCAATTATTGCAGGTGGCGGACTTTCCGTATATAACATCTGCAAGACTGCAGAGAAACATCCACGTATTGTGGAGATTATGACAGAGAAACCAAATCCGGATTGGCAGCCAAGTGAAATTGAGGCATTCTTTAAAGAGCGTACCAATGAACTTGCTGATATTATCCGTAACAGTGATTGCGACCTGGCACCTATCTTTAAGGCAGGTAAGATTATGTCTATGGGTCAGTTCCAGGAAGTTATGGTCGGCGTTGGATTTAAGCCTGACCTTGACGGTCACGTAATTCCATATATGATTAATCACAACATTTTCGTTGATGGTATGATTACTCCGGCTGACTTCCTTATTGATGCTCAGGCTGCTCGTAAGGCTACAATCGACTCTAAGATTAACATGAAGGACCCAGGCACATATGCTAAACGTGTTGCTAACAGTGCTGCACATGTCCTTCTCCGAACAGACTATGAGATGTGCGACTCTACAAGAACGCTTCAGTACACCATCATTGACCAGCAGTGGTTAACAGCACTTAATGGCCGTTATTATTACGACGACCAGGATGGAAATAAGATGAAG